ACGACGTGTACGCTGTGCAATTTTGTTAGATGCACGGTTGATCATAACTGCTAGTGCAGCATGCTCATCACCTACGAATGTAGCTGTACCTGATACTGCTGCCTGATCGTATTGTACGTCAGATTCAGCAGCACCTGCTAGTGAACGTAGAGATGCTAGGATCTCTTGGTCAATTTCAGCAGTAATTTCTTGTGCTAGTGCAGCCATGATCTCTGCTTCAATGTCGATGCCTTGCTGTGCTTGTGCGTCTTGCGCAGCTTCGAAAGTCCAGCGAGCTGATAGCTTACGAGTTTTAGCTTCGACAGTTTGCTTCAAGATCTGAATTGACATACGGTTACCAGCTGCACCTTCAAGTGTTGATGTGCTTGCTGCTTTACCTGCGTCTGATCCAGCTTCGTCACCTGAATAACCAAGTGCAATCTTGAATGGGCTCAGTGCTTCTTCACCTGCTGTAGCGTCATCAGCTGTGTCGCTGTAACGTACACGTAGTGTGTGAATTTGACCAACTGGGCCTGTCATTGGCTGTACGCCAACTAGTTCGTTTGCGATGACTGTTGGCATCACACGTCTAATTACTGGTAGGATAACACGGTTTAGTGTAGCAACGTTACCTGCAGAAGTAGCACCCGCTGTAGCACTTTCTGACAAGTACTTACGAGTGTTTTCTAGTGTAACATCCATTACTGATTTCTTGTTGCCTTGTAGGCCTTCAAGAAGTGCTGATTTCGTATCCTGCCAGCGTCCTTCTAATAGTTCTGACATCATTTTCTCCTTAATTTAATCCTGCAAGACGTCTTAGTTCAATAACGTTTGCGTTCTTGCTTGAGTCACTATCGATAGTTTGATTAACTTTCTTATTGCCTGTCACTTCCGTGCCTTCTGATAATACTGCCTTCTTCTTTGCTGGAGTGTTACCCTGCATTACTGCTGGTAGGTATTTGTCAAACGCCGAACTTAGTTTGGCTGTTTGTACTGATTCCAGTAAGTCTGTCATGATCGCACTTTGTTCCTTGCTTAAAGGTCCAGTAAGTTCGCTCATAATTTCTTTGCGTTCAGCTAGATCTTTTGCACGACGAAGTTCAGCATCTCTGCTTTCTACTAGTTGTGCTTTTTCATCTGCTGCCGCTTTTGCTTCTGCAAGTTGCTTGTCTTTTAACTCTACAACTTTTAGTAGCTTTGCAGTTTCTGACTTTTCGTTTAGTAAGCTGTTTGTGTACTCGTTACTAAATGCTTCGAAGATCTTACGACCAAAGTCATTACGTCTTGCAGCTTCGATATCTTCTTTAAGAGTTGAAATTTCACTCTTAAGTCCTTTATCAACTGCTTCTGCAACTGCTTTTGCACTTGACTTGATAAAGTTGTCTTTAACTTTAGCAAGATGTGCTTTTCCTTCACGGATTAGTCGAACTTTTGTTTCGGCTAAATCCTGTTTGTCTTCATAAAACTCTGCAATTTCTTTTGAAAGTGCTTCTACAACAAATTCTTCAAGCTTGCTGAAATTTTCAGCCATTAGCTTTTGATCTTCGTGAAGTTCTGTAACTTCTTTGCTAAGTTGCTCCATTACAAAGCCTTTTAGCGTTTCTGCGTTTTCACGCATAGCTACAACATATTTTGCTCTTGCTTCTGCTAGTTGATTGCGATCTTCTGCAAGTTCTGATAATTCTTCAGCTAGCTTATCTTCTAGCATGGCATTGACAGCTTCGACCATAGTCTGCTTGTCATGCTCATACTTTTGAGCAAATTCTTCACGTAGTTCAGCAGTAGCAGACAGACGATTTTCTTCAACCTTCTGCTCCCATGCTTCTTGAATTTCTGTACGCACTTCTTCAGAAAGACCAGCGCCTTCAAAGAGTGATTTCAGTGCATCCAACATTACGTTTCTCCTAGTTTATTGGAGTTTGTTGATGATATTCACCAACGATTCCTTTAAATATTTCTGTGCCTTAGTGTCTTCTCTAACTTCTGTTGCTAGAGTAAATGCCTTATACCCACCCTTGGTATTCATTAGGTGCTCGTAAATTGGAGTTGGGTATGCCCCCGGAGCACTTGGTTGCGCCACAACATCTACAGTAATAATTTCAAAATCACTTACTGTGCCGCTACCGTCTTCTGATACGTTTCCTGACCCACGCGATGAGACGCCTAGTTTTACACCTGATTCAATCATTGTTTGTACTAGTTGTCCCATCGGAGTAGGTAGGAGTTTCATTTTACCATAACCGTTTGCATCGTCCATCCACATTTGAGTAATCATATGTGATACACGATCTAGGTTAATGTTAAGACCTTCAGGATGATCAACTTCTCCGAGAACTGAATATCCGCCACTGATCTGATCGTTGAGCGTTTTCACAGCCCTACCGATCTCATTTACAGGATACACACGTTGGTTGGCGTTACGTACACCTCCCTGTATGCAGATTCCCTTTAGATAGAGGTCTTTACCTCCTCTTGAGTTTTCAGTCGTCTCAACGACCATCTGTGCTTGGTCGAATGATAAGTTCTCAGTTAAGTTATACATTAACTATTCCTTAGGATCCGATAGTGCTTTTAGTATCGGCCCCGCTTTCGCCTTTGCCTTTCTTTTCAGCACCGTGGCCGTTTGGCTGAGCTTTCATTGACTTGCTCGCCTTGCCGCCTGGTACATTGACGTTGCCTGCATTTTCTTCTGTTGTTGAAGGTTTTGCTAGGCCGCCTTCTGTACCGCCATTGCCACCGTCGCCACCTTGTGCGATGTTAGCAGTAGTTCCGCCCATGTTGTTAGCGCCAGCTACAGTTGACTTGGTGTTTGCACCGTTGTCACCCATTTTAGCTGTTACTTTTTCAACATATTCTCTCATTGTTTCTGCTTCTGACTTGTCTGACTCGTCAACTTCTTCGTCATCTTCGTCATCTTCTTCAGCTTCAAAAGCAAATGATTCTTCTTCTGGCTTGTCTTCAATGTCGCCCATCATGTCGTCTGCTGGATCGCCGCCCATGTCATCCATGTCGCCTTCTTCGTCATCTCCACCATCTTTTGACATCATGTCGTCGAATGCTTTTTGTAGATCAGCTAGTGCGTCTTCTAGATCGTCCATACGCTCTTCAGTGTCTTCGTCGTCACCTTCGTCGTCCATGTCCATATCCATGTCGTCATCTTCGCCTTCATCTTCGTCGTCGCCTTCGACTTCAAATTCTTCTAGGTCAAAGTTTTCTTCAACTTCTTCTTCAGACTCGTCAACTTCTTCATCAGTAGCTTCATCTAGATCGTCTTCTGACTCATCTACTTCTTCGTCGTCTGCTTCGTCTAGGTCTTCTAGATCTGATTCTAGTAGTCCTTCATAAATCTCTCTTGACTTTTCAATCACAAACTCGTGGAAAAGTTCTTCTGCTTTTGCTTTGTCTTCATTGACAAGCGATTCGAGCATTTGCTCAATTTTTGATAAATCTGCCATTTCTTGTCTCCTTTAAATGATACGTAAGGCTGTGTAGTATTATTTACACAATTAACAAAATATGTACAGATAATAGGCTCAAAACGGAGTATTTTGAGGCGAGGCACGAGAAATTTCAAATTTTTCTTTAAAATCTGACTTTTTCATATGTTCTAGGTTAGACAAATCCTTCAAATGTTTTGGAACAAAATCGTCATTGTCTTCTATTACTCTTATATATCTTTTGTTAGGATTATTTTTAATAGTAGTTAATGTTTGTCTTTCCCAGTTACCAAAATATGTTGCAGGATCGTAACTCTTTTTATAATTTTGTGTATCTTTAAAAATATTGTTTACTTTAGAGTATTGCCCTTTGTCGTCCATTCTGCCGCGGAAATCCATGCCTAACATATAGATAGTTTCATATCCGTGACTGCTAGCCATCCATAGTGCTGTGGGTCCTGAACTCCATCCTTTGCTAGGATTAAAGAAGTTTAAATTAACCATACCGTTGTATGCTTTATTAGGATTAGTCCATACTTGATTGTCATATTGCCATTTATGTTGATTGATTTCTAATATCATTTTAACATCAACAGCAATTAAAAAGTCAGGACGATAGTGCCTGTAAACTGCATTACAAGCAAATACTTTACCATAGTTTTTTAGATAATCTAAATTAATACCTTTGCGACTTTCACCATTGCCGCACACAAAGGCTTGGGACATGTATTAAACTCCTGCTTCAGTGTTCGCAGCTATTCCGTACATCTGTCTAATAAAGAATAGTTCTTTGTCTTTTTCTTCATTGTGTAATTCAGATGCTTTACGTGCTTTGTTAATCTGACGCAGAGTTAGGCGTGTTTTACGAGTATCACTTCTGTTCATAACAGAATCGTCCATTGAAGGGTCATAACCTTTGTCTTCAACAGGTTCAATAGTTTCTCGATCAAAATAAAAGAATTCTCGTAAATGCATAATACTATTTATATCGTTTGCTGTGCTTCTGCGCCTGCCGGAGCAGCACCTAAGTCTGTATCTGTAGCAGATTCTGGTGGTGTTCCATCTCCTGCCATTTCCCCGCCAGCGTCGACATCTGTTTCAGTTTCTGCTCCGCCCATGTCAGCTTCAATACCTGCACCACTAATTCCAGCACCGCGCATTTCTGCACTTGCGTCAGTTGGCGGTTGTTGCAGATTCTCGTCATTTTCTTCACGCCATAAGCGTTCGTTTTCTGCAATCTCTTCTTCGCTTAGGCCTAAGAAACGTTTTAGCGCAAAGCGATTTGAAATATAAGGAATTGCACTAATCTGACCAAACGTACCAATACGCTGATTATCAAGTTCTGATTGACGGTAGCTTGCAAAGTTTTGTGGCGGTTGTAGTCTTACATCAAACATTGCAACATCAATGTTTACACCTTTTTCTAGTAAGTAGCGTTTAAACTCTTGATTAAACACTTCTACAATTAAACCTTGCAAGCGTTCGCAATAGTTGTTAAAGCGCAGTTCTTGAATATACGCTGTACCAACACGACCGTCATTAAATGCACCTTGACCTTCGTCTTGTGCTGCACTTGGCAAATACGAACTTGGAATACGTAAACCTCTAATAAGTTTATTAGTAAAGTATTTTAAGTCGTCAATTTCGCCTAGGTTAGTACCACCCGGTAGTGTTTCTACTTTAGACCCACGACCTTCAGCAGTTTGAGGGAAGAAGTAGTCTTCGTTTGTTGAAAGTGGATTATAGGAACTGTCAATAACTGATGTTCCTCCTCCTGTTTTCGACGGAATACGTCTTTGATGGATCTCTGTTTTTACACGTTCTACGAACTGCATCGCCAAATGACTAGGCATGTTGCCTACATCAACATAAAACACCCTACGCTCAGGCGCTCTCTGCGTACGGTAAATGATAATCGCATCTTCCAACAATTCTTTTTGTTTGTAAACTTTAAAGATTGATTCTAGCAGACTGTTGCCAAATGGTGCATTATTGTCTAGTCCTTCAGAAAGACTTAGATGTACCATATGTTCTGCATCAATTGCAATCTCAGTTTCTTTATCTAGTCCAAAGCGTCCACCTGCTGCACTACCTTGGCTAGTATTACCCACCATGCCACGAACACCGCCTTGTAGGTATCCGTCTCCGCCTCCAGTTATGTTGCCGTTAGTTTGGAACGGAGTAGTTGCTACTTTGTCCATGAAGTTGATATTCATGTCTTTGACAATGTATTGCTCAGGTTTTTTACCTTCGCTTTCGTTTACAATAATGCGTGTAACCTTAGCAGGATCAACGTGATACCAAGTTTTAGTTTCAGGATCACGAATAAAGAAAGCATCACCGTATTTGAATACGTTACGAACAGTTTTAAACATGCGTGTTTCAAAGTCATTTAGCTTTGACCACTGTTGTAGCATGTTTTCTAAGACTTTAATTTCTGTATTAGTAGCATCTTTTTTAAAGTCTAATAAAAAGTTAGTTCTATTTTGCTTGTTAAATTGTGTACAAAATTCTGATAAAATATCTAGTGCAGCATTAACCTCTGAATCTAAATCCATAGTATTGTATTGACCGTAACGCTCAATACGGTTAGGTGCACCTACATAAACATCAGGCAAAAACGATGAATAGTTAGACCGGGCAGGGCCGGCTTGTCCTCCGTTTCGTCCGCTAATTGGACTTACGCTTCCGTCTGTGCCATTACCTGTCGGTACTGGTGTAAAATATTTTTTCCACGACATTATCTTTAACCTATCATATTGCCTGATTCAGCAATTGCATTTACTGTTTGTTTTGTCAGTTTGTTATTTTCTTGCATCATAGTAACCATTGATCTCATTGTAGTATTTAACCTATTAATACTTTCTGAGACTTGTTGTTGAGAGCTTGCAACAGCAGTAGTTGCTGAACTTGTATCACTGCTAGTAGTCGAATTATTATATTCAGCTGCTTCTTGAGGATTTAGAACTCGTTCTCCTGCGTGTATTCGTGCAATAGTGTTTCTAGGTTCTGTTAGTCGACCAGTAGCACCGTAAGTACCAACAAGTCTTGTTGGAATTTGTGCTTGAAGATTAGCAAGTTCGTCTCTCATACGCTGAAGTTCTTCTGCCGAAGTTGATGCGTCATAACCATAACTACTAGCATAGCCGCGATCTAATTCAGCTTCTCTAATTCGATTTTGCAGAGCTTCAATTTGAGAATTTAGCTGTCTTTCATTATCTGATAATAATAGATCGTCATCGACCATCATATCTCCAATAAAGCCAGAATTATTTATACCTCTTAGTAAACTTCTAAATGAATCACTTAACACTTGTCTTAATTCAGGATTGTTAAGTAGTGATGTAAATCCTTCTTTGAGGCTGTTTGTGATACTTTCAAGCATAGGTTCAAGCACTCCGCCAACTCGACGCTCGTACATATTTCCAGGACCGCCTTCTTCAACATATCCGAACAGATAGTCCATTATGTTTTTGTATAAATCTGAAATTGCTTGTCCAGGATCTGCATTAAAAGAATCCATAAATGTGTTTAAGGTAGTACTAAATGCATTAATGTCTTCCTCTGTAACACTTTCTAAAAATGATTGTACTCTTGCACCAACACCACCTTCTTCAAAGAACTTTAATAATATATCACTCCTGATTCTTTCGACCTCAGTAGACATGTTTGTTAAACCAGTTGTTATTAGTTCTCGTTTCGCTGCTTCTTCGGCAGCAGCTTCCGGATCAAAAGCTCTAGCCATATACTCTTCAAACTGATACATTGCTCCAAATAGTGCTGCGAAGCCCGCATCTTGATCACCTATTGCTGTAACAGCAGCAGCGCCCATACTATCTCTAAATTCTGTTAGCTGCGGAGCAACTCTTCTTAAACCTTCGTCTAGTTCTTCTAAAGACAAGTTTTCAGCATTTTCAGCTAATCTTGCAAACTCAGGAACCATGGAATATAATCTTTCGCCTAGTTCAGTTTGTGGAATCCCGTCAGTTAAATCTTTAAATGCATTGCTGAACCCTGGAAGCAAAGTTGAAACAGCATTTAAATTGCCTTGAAATCTAATTCGTTCTTCGTCAGACATATTAGCCATTCTTGCAGCAACATTTGCTTCTGCCGCTTGTTGTGCCATTAGGTCTGCTTGTTGTCTACGACTTGTACCTGTAAGTTTTGCTAATTGATCAAGCTCTTTTAAATAACTAGCTGTGCCGTCTATTAATTGCTGTTCGTCTCTAATTCTTTGTCCAGTAACTCGAGCTTCTAATTGAGCAAAATCTAACAAGCCTTCATTTAGTTCTTCAACAGTAAAGCCCATCGCGGCTAAGTTACGACCAACACCGCTTGTTCTAAACTCTTTACTAAATCTTCCTAGTTGTTGAGCACCTTGTGTAACTGTTCCGCCAAAGAAAGTTAAACGATCACTGTTCTGAGATATTAGTTCAGTATATCTAGTAAAGTTTAAACCTGCTTCTAAAGCAGATGTTCTCATTTCAATTATACTATTATTAAATGATGCACCTTGACTGCTCAGTCCTTGGAAGGTGTCAGTTAACTCTTCAAAATAACCTACAACACCTGTAAGAACTCCTCCAACTAACGGAACATGTCGAGTAAAATCAGATAGTTTGTCTCCGCCAACTAATAGTTCTTTTCCAAGTCCAAACATACTACCAGCAACACTAGTAATACCAGACATAAGTGCGCCGCCTAAGGCGCCAGCAATACTACCAAGTGCGCTTGTATTAGATTCTACAGCTTCGGTATTTTCGTCAACAGCTTCGGTATTTTTTCTTTGCTTATCTGTTGCAAGAGTAAGTGATTTTTTATATGCATCAAATGCTTTAGAATTTTGATCATTAGAAGCACCCATCTGTCGTGCCATAGCAGTCATTGCTTCTTGCAATCTCTTAAGAGTTGCTTCACTTGCAACTCCTTTACCGCCGACGTTCTTGATTTCGATTTCTTCAGCCACTATTCTAAATTCCTAGTTATATACGTATATAAATACAATTGATACATATTTACGTAATGTATTTATCAGGAGCATAAACATGTCGGATAATAATCCACTTAAGAAATTTTTTAGACAGCCTAAAATCTATATCAAATTACCTTCAGGAGGTAAATTTTGGCCTGAAGGTTCAATCGAAATGCCTGAAAACGGTGAGTTACCAGTTTTTTCTATGACAGCCAAAGACGAGATTATGATTAAAACACCAGATGCGTTGTTAAATGGCCAGTCTACCGTTGATATTATTCAAAGCTGTATGCCTAATATTAAAGACGCTTGGAAACTTCCTATTATTGATTTAGATACAATTTTAGTTGCAATGAGGATTGCAAGCTATGGCGAAAAAATGGACTTTGCATCTAAAACTCCAGTTACCGGTACTGAACAATCATTTGCTCTTGATCTACGTCAGATTTTAGATGGATTTATTGGTCAAGAGTTTATATCAACTGTTGAAGTTAATGGAATGATTATTCATTTAAGACCTATTTCTTACAAAGAGTTTACTGATACTGCTATTAAAACATTTGAAGAACAACGTATTTTTAGAGTGTTAAACGATGAAAAAATTTCAGATGGTGAAAAAGTTCGTGTATTCCAAGAAAGTTTTAGAAAACTAACTGAAATTACAGTTTCTAACTTAGAAAAATCAATTGAGTCTATCGAAATTGATGAAGAAGTTGTTACTAACAAAAAACATATTGACGAGTTTGTTAATAATGCAGACAAAGATTTGTTTAGAGCGTTAACTGATCATATCGATGAACAACGTAAGAAGTTTGTAGCAAAACCTCTAACAATTAATTCTACTCCAGAGGACATCGAAAACGGTGCACCAGAAACATTTGATGTTCCGTTATCGTTTGACAGTGCAAATTTTTTCGGCTCAGGATCTTAACGCTCTCTATTGACGAAATCTTAGAAGAAGTTAAGATCCTTGACACAGATGTAAAACAGATAAAACACGATACATTTAAACTTTCATGGTTTATGAGAGGCGGAATGACTCTCGACGAAGCATATGCACTAGGTTTTGAAGATAGAGAAATTTTAACAAAATTAATAGAAGAAAACTTAAAAACGACAAAAGATACTAATTTGCCGTTTTTCTAATCATCTAGTAACATTATATCCGGCTTTTTTAAGAAGATCTATAGCTTGTTTTTCAGCATCAGATACTGATTTTGCACCGGCTTTAGCAGTAGATTTTTTAGCACCAGGTTGTGTAATTGCATACTTACTGCGAGCTTGTTTGCCACCTGCTTGCTTTTTAAATCCTAATTTAACAAGATCCATAATTACTTTGTCAATTGTTTGGTTTGGAATTGCTTCAGAAATTACACTTTCTTCAATACTAGCAACTAGTGTTGTTTGAATTGGATCAGCTTTATTCTTTTTGTGATATTTACGAATAGCGTTCATTGATGTTTTCTTATCAAATCCTGCATTAGCTAGGAAAGCAAGGAAGTCATTTACTTCTAGTTGACCTTTCTTGATTCCTGAGCCTGCCATGTATTGATCTAATTCTTGTCTAATACGATTTGCTTCATCGCCAACATTAGCTTTTGTTGCCATATTAGCAGCAGTACCTTTCATGCCAATTTTATTAAGAGCTTTTGCACCTAGTTTACGTGCAGTTTGTCCAATAAATCCAGCAGGTGCTTCGTCGATGTTATCAATATCGCTTTCACTGAGAATTTCGTAAACTTTCATTAGAATTTTTCCTTTGTCAACTAGTTAAAGTTATTTATCTCACTTATTTAAATATCTACTTCGTAGATATTAGTTATCGCTATCGCTCAAACTACTTACTTCGTATTTAATTATGCGTGATATAAATGATTTATATATGAAACGCATTATGACGTAAGTCATAATGTTTAAGTTTCATGTAGATTGTTTCAGTCAGACGGAACCTGTTACGGTTCCATCAAACTCGAAAATGTGCTTCATGTGAGTTCGCCACCAGCCGAGACTTGGAAGTAGGTGTTTTCTGCTACACAATGGGCTCTGACCTTTCCCAACCTACGTCGACATATGTAACATAAAATGTACATAAAGCAAGTTTATGTGCAGTTTATAATACATTACCTCTCGCTTCGTTCCTGTGCTAAAGAGTTTTTATGTGTAATGTGCAGTTTTTCGACAGCCAACATTCCATCTATGCCAATCAAACATCCTACTACCGGATGCCGCTCAGCATGTTACGTGTGCTCCTATACGGCAGCTTTTTCCACAGCGGTATTTCTAAACTGGCCCGCCAACCTTATGTGTTGGATTGTTTTGCCTTGATGCTATGTTCTAGCAATGCCTGTCGCAATTTATCGGAACCGCCAACTCTAACATTAATAATTCCATTGTAATACTCGTCGCTCTCTAATACACGGCGGTCAAATTGCTCTCTTGCCTCGATATAGGACATTTCGCCCCTGCCTTTACATAGGTATAGGATTTCTCTTGTGAAGTTTTCTGGGCCTAGTGCCGCAACGTCGGCGTTTAGTCTATCGGATGAACCCCAATAGGTTTTCCAATCGCTTTCTTTGCTGCCTCTGCGTTTATTTTTCTTGCCTTTGAGTGGAGGTTTGGTAGTTTTAAATTTTGCAAGTTTTTTGCCTATATATTTTTGCCCAGTAGTTAGATTGGTAATGAGATAAACAAAGCCTTCATATTCGTCTGGTATTGTTTCTATTACTTTGCCTTGATAAGTCCACTCCATGTGTGTACTTACCGATGCCTATGAGTTGCCTTTTCTTTTCTGATCCTGTACGTGTTCTTTAAAATATTCTTTATTTGTTAGTTGTCGTGCCTTTGCTAATCTGCGAATTTCTCGCAGCCACCTATTTGCTGTAAAGTAAGTACGGTGGCTGCGATTTCTTTCCCAGATTTCGTTTGCCTTAGAATATTCTATAAATGCTTTGACTAATTCGTCGTGAGTATCGTCTTCAATCATTCTACAATATCAATATCGTTTGCATAGCTTGTAAAGCCGTTTTCTTTAACAACTTTCATCACGTGATTGACTCTTCCTACTAGTTCGTCTTTGTGCGAAATTAGGAATACATTTTTATCACGTTCTCTACCCATTTTCTTAAGAACACTTAGAGAGTTCTCAACTCCGGCAGTGTCCATACCGCTATCAATTAACTCGTCAATAAACAACAAGTTGATATTTTGATATAGACTTTCCCAAACATCACGGAATGCAAAGCTCATACCTAGTATAAGTCTATTACGCTCGCCTCGCGATAAGTTATCAAAGTCTAAATCTTGTCCTAGTTGTGTAATTTCTACATTTAGATCATTTTGGAACACAACTTGATGCGGCAAACCCAAACGATCAAGATAATAAGTTAGTCGATTGTTCAAATACATTAAATTTTGATCAATAATCTTTTTACGAATAAAACTATCTTTATTAGTTAACAATTTAAGCAGAAATTCTTGGTGTTCTTTGTAAGTTGTAAGTTCGTTTACAGGAGTCCAGTCAATTTCTTGGATAGCAGTATTAGTAAGATCGTCGATCTGTGTTTGATATGGATCTTCTTCTTGCTGTTTGCTTGCTAGTGCCTGCTTTAAGTTGTCTACATTGTTTCTGTGCTCATATGCTTCTTTTGCAGTTTCGTAAAAAGTGTTAGGACGTCCGTTGATATTACCAATGTCAGATAGACCTTTTAGTACTTCTTCTAATTTATCTGCAACTTCTGTCTGATAAGCTATTGCATCGTTTAACTCTTTTGTTTTTCTTGACTCAATTTCTGCTTTTTTATCAGCATGCAGTTCTTGTCCACATGTATAACATGTAGCGTCTTCCAAATTTGCGATGTCTTTTTCAGCTTTTTCAACAGATTTAGTGGCACGTAGTAATGCACTCTCTAGTGTGCTTTTTTCTTTATTAAGAGCCACAATTGCATTGTTTAATTCAGTCCAGTTAGCTAGTTGTTCGTGTGCTTCTAGTTCTGCATCAATGTCTAATTTTTCTAATTCGTCAATTGCATTTACTAGATTTTCTTCATCTGTTCGCTTTTTAGATTGCCATGCACGTTGTGTGCGTTCTAAGTTTTCAATAGTACTTTGTATTTTTTCATTAGCACTTTGGATAGCATTAATTTTTGCAGTTTCTTCTGTAATTGCTTCTTTAGTCTGTCGAACTTGATCTTTAAGACTGTCTGCCTTTTCGGACAGAATTGTAATACCCAACAACTGCTCAATAATCTGTCGTTGATCATTAACACGCATACTAAGGAACGGTTCAGTATAGGTGTTTAGTGCAACAACGTGTTTAAACATATCATGACTCATACCTAACAGGTCATTAATGTCTTCTTGCGTTTTGCGACTGTCTCCCTGTGACTCGTCTGTTAGTTCTTGTTCATGATCATTAATAAAAAACTTTAAAACATTAGGAGAACGTCCTCGTTCAATCCTATAGTCTTGTCCGTCCTTTTCAAAATGCAGAGTAACTAACATACCTTTGCCGTTGGTCTTATTGATAAGATTATTGCGTTTAATATTTGTAAGTGCTGTACCGTACAATGCATAGGACAGTGCGTTAATAATAGTAGTCTTACCAGTACCGTTACGACTTCCGCTATCGTCTCCGCCTTGATCTAAGTTTTCGCCAAGCACTAATGTTAGCTGTTGCTGGTTAAAGTCAACAGCCTGGGTCTGATTACCCACACTCATAAAGTTTTTAACTGTGAGGTCTTTAATTTTAATCATTTATAACTCATTGTATATGTCTAGGAGTGTCTTTTTGTTAAAATTATCACTATCAATAGCAGTAATTTCTTTAGATACAATTTGATCAACACTTTCAAACTGCTGAATGTCAATGTCTGTACTAATTTCTTCCATTTGTTTTTGTGGAATTAGTGTAATTTCTCTGCAATCGTATTGTGTAATATAAGTTTCTTTAATAAATTGCGCTTCTTCGTAACTGATAGGAATGTCAAGTGTAACACGAAGATACATTTTGCTTTTGATGATGTTTTGTGTGTCATCTAACAGTTGACTTAACTTAACTGTTCGATACTTAGGACAATCTAGCCAGTTAATGTACTCAGGTTCTTTGTCGTTTTCACGATCAAGAATCATCATACCACGTTCGTCGTCCCATGCATCTGCATAGTTGTGTGGAAATGCATTACCAATGTAGTGAATAGCACCTTGCTTTTGACGCTTGTGGAAGTGTCCTGAAAAAACATATTTCTGATTCTTAAAATGTTCACCTTTAAGTTCGCCGTGGTCTGGCATCTGTACCATAGCGTTCATATAAAAGCTAGGAAGCTCAAAATGACCAAAAACATACTTGCTTTTTAGCTTACTCATTTGTTTCCACTCGTCGCCTACTAACCAAGGAACAAGTGTTACATCGTCAACAGTTGTAATTTTGTCTACAAACGTAATTCCAGGAATGTATCTACTAAACGCTGTGCTGTTAATATCACGCTTGTCTTTATAGTACAAATCGTGATTGCCGTCAAAGAAATAAAACTGCTCAAAAGCAGCACCTAGCTTTTCTAGACTGCGAATAGTTGCATCCATAGTTGTGAGGTTAAGACTGTTCCTGTTGTGATGCCAATCGCCGCAGAAAATACCAGTTTCGCAACCGTTAGCTTGTGCAGTTTCAATAAACCAGTCAATAAACGCTTCACAGTCGTCGTTATGTATACGGCTGTTGCCTTTTAGGCCAAAATGGATGTCTGTAAACACCGCTGCTTTTTTAAACAAAATAGAATCCTCTTGTTATAACTCTTACTACTATACACTCAAACAAGATGAAAGTCAACCAATTAGTTTCCGTTCTTCCGCGCTTCTTGGTCTCGCTTGACTGATGCTTCCCACTCGCCTGCATGCTGTCTAGTATAACTAGGATCAAGATCGTTCATTTCTAAAATATCGTCTCGAATGTTTTGATTGCGTTTTTCTATATTAATAACTCTTACAAACGAGTTAGTAACCGCCGCAGTGTAGTAAGCGAACGGATTGTTAGACTTTGATTCATCAAACTGCAAACCAATTTGAGCAAGTTGCAGGATTGCTTGTCCTCGCATTTCGTCGTTGTATGTATATCCACGAACGTTTCCTCTTGTTGCATAACGATCACACAACTTCATCCACATTAGTGCAAGTTTGTTTGTAGCCTGCCCGTGGTCTCTGTTAAAGTGACCGTTGTCCATTCCGCCTTCCCAGTGTGATTTACCTACAAGAACAAGTTCGTCGTTTTCGTTAAACTTGTAGTGTACAAACGGAGGAAAGTTTAGTTTTACTTTCGTGTCTGCTACTGTTTTTGGATTCTTTTTACGACCTGGTTCTTCTGGAATGTGGTCAAATGTCATTACACGGAATATTAGTTCTTCTTTGGTAATAGATGTGTAAGGAACTTCGCAGTCAGCTTGCTTAACACGTTTCTTTTCGGCCTTTGCCTGTTCGTATGCTGCTTGACTAAGTCTTTTTGCTTTGTTGCGCTTTGCTTCTGCAATAGTAAGACGATTAATCTTATCTATACTAGGCAAAATAATATCGTATCGATTGTATTCCGGTTCAACATAACTACAAAAAGTATTCTTAGATTTATGAATTTCTGCTAGTATGTCTTTGTTATTTAAATAATTTTGTTTTCTCAAGACAGTCTCCTAATTTATATACATTATAAACTACGCAGTTAATTTTGTCAACTAAATAAAGTATAAGGAGTATTATCTTATGTCACAATATGATGACGAAGCTTTAAGACGATTAAGAATTAGCGGCCAGTTACCTTCTGCGTCAACCCCTCAACAACAAGGAAGTAACATTCTTGAACGAGGTTTAGAGTTTGCACGAGACGCTGTTCGAGAATTTACAGGTGACGCCCGAGGATTTATGAGGCGTATTAGATCTGCTGGATTACCTCAAAACGGAATTCCTACACAACAAGTACAAACTGCTGCTAGATTTTCTACACCCGGAGAACAAGATTGGCGTGTTAAACTCAGTATGCCTTCAGATCCAACTTACTCTAGCAGTCCTTTACTACAACCTCTTGTAACTACTGGCGGCTTAGTTTTTCCTTATACTCCTACAATGATTATTAGTCACAGCGCAAACTATAGCGCAGTTCATCCTGTACATACTAATTATCCTTTTTATGCATATGAGAACAGCCAAGTTGATCAGTTAGTTATTACAGGTTCATTTATTGTACAAAATTCTCTAGAAGCGCAATACTGGGTTGCAGTAATGCATTACTTAAGAAGTATTACTAAAATGTACTATGGTCAAAGTGAGCCGCAAGGTGCTCCACCTCCTGTTGTAAAATTAAACGGCTATGGCGACTATGTGTTTAACAATGTTCCTGTTATTGTAACTAACTTTACAATCGACATGCCCCAAGATGTTGATTATATTGCTACTGAAATAGGTGTCGATTCTGGTACACGAACTGTTGATACAGACTCAAGACCGCAATTTGTTAATAATCAACCTGGTAGTGCTGTAAGCTATGCTCCGTCAGAAAGTCAAATTACAATTCAAGTACAGCCTATTTACAGTAGAGCACAAACAGAAAGATTTAGTCTAAACAGCTTTATTAATGGTGATTATGTAACCAACGGTACAGGATATATTTAATGGCAAGATACTCAACAGCAAGTCCTTGGGGCAAAACTAAAACAAAAGAATTTTATTTAGACAAACTAAGAATTCGTCCAGTTCCGTCGGAGCCTGATGATGTGCTTTACACAATACAACCGCAGTATACACACCGCCCTGATTTACTTGCGTATGATCTGTATGACGATCCTAAACTATGGTGGGTTTTTTCTCAAAGAAATATGGACGTAATCAAAGATCCTATTTTTGATTTTGTATCCGGAACACAGATTTATTTGCCAAAAGGTGACAGACTTAGAACAGTACTAGGAAGATAAAATGGCAAGATTTATAAACCCTAGACAATTTTTACAAAACACTGATGTAGCTAGTGAACTAAACCTTACTGATGCTATTAACGACTTCGGGCTTGATCCTATTGCTAGGGGTCTAAGTGAAGCGACTAATTATGTTGAGCAGTTAGATATTGTTCCTGCTAGTCTTGAAAGTTTAAATATTAATGTAGAACAAGAAATAGCAAATTTTGCTGCTCCTCGGTTACCCGGATTGGCAATGGGTGATTTAGACAATTTACCGACTTCTTTTCTTCCTCAAACACTTACAGGCGGTAATAATTCTAGAAATACTGGTCCAGTAAGTTTACCTTTACAAAATGGGCTTAAAGAATATACGCACTATAACTACATTATTACACTTGCTGTACTAACAGACGAAGAATTAAACTTACCCGAACAAACTATTAGACAACGACCGCCAGAAAATATTGTAATGAGGTCCACAGGCGGAGCCGGCGATGCTAAAGCTCTTACGGCATTTGAAATTAACGGAAACAAAATAGAATTTTTTATTGATAATCTTGAAATTAAGAGTGTAGTATCTCCTAATTCAAGATCAAGACACACAACAGCAACTCGTATTACTTGTCAAGTTACAGAACCTTACTCCATGGGTCTATTGCCTCAAGCATTAGAATTAGCATGCGTTGGCGCTGATCAAGGCAATTATCTCGAAGCACCTATGGCATTAATTATCGAATTTCAAGGTTATGATAGTGACGGAAACTTGTATGATGTTCCTGATAGCAGAAGGGTACTAGGTTGTCGTTGGACAGGCGGACAATTTAATGCAGGTCAAAGCGGCAGTATTTACGACTTAACACTAGTGCCGTACAATGAAATTGCATTTAGTGATATTGTACAAAATATACCTGTTGACATAAGCGTGTCCGGAAGAAATATGAATGAGATGTTACAGACTGGATTTAGGTCACTAGCATCTAGTATTAATACTCATTTGTTAGAAAATCAAGAAAACACATATGTGCATGAGCAAGACGAATATATTTTTATATTTCCTAAAGACAGGGCTGCATTTGAATCAGTTCTCGAACGAGGAGTTAGAGATGAAGGCGCAACAGTTTCTCCTAACCAGGCTAACAGTAGAGATTATGATATTGACGAAGCATTGGCTTCTATACACAACGGTATACAATTAGATAGAAGAGAAGACAGAGCATTAATTGAAACATTATTTGAAGAACAATCGGGCTATACATTAAGAAGAAGCAATTTATCAGAAACAATTAAACAATATAATGAAAATCCCGCCAATGTTAATGACATTGGTAATTCGGGTATCAACATTAGTGACCCGCTTGGCCCTGGAGCAAATCCATATATCCAAGCTAATTTTGTACATGACGAAGAAGAAAATATTTTTACTCGTGATAATATTACTATTGATCCAGAGAAAAGAGAGGTTAAGTTTAAACAAGGCGAAAAGATACAGAGGATTATTGAAGAACTTGTATGTATTAGTGACCTAGGTGACGAGATCGGCAGTTTTGCAACACCAGATGCAAACGGTATGGTTCCTTGGTTTAGAATTGAGTCACAAGTTTTTAACGTAAAAAATCCTCGTCAAGAAGCGCAAAGCGGACGTTCTCCTAGATTGTATGTGTATCGAGTAGTACCTTATAAAGTACACCACAGTGTATTTGCTGCTCCTAATCAAGCATATCAAGGATACGACAGTTTAAGAAGTCAAGCAGCCAAAGAATATGATTACATCTATACTGGTAAAAATGATGATATATTAGATTTTAATCTACAATTTAGAAATGTATTTTATGCTGCACTTGCACCAGACGGAAATAACGGCGCAGCAAATACAGGAGCACAAACTTCTTCAGCACCCGACGACGGGTTACGAGGCACTGCAAGAGATGTCGGCGAAGGTAATAGAACAGAAAGCCCTGCAACATCAGAAAGAGATCCAAACAGCGGTGCAGGACCGTCAGCAGGCGCCGTAGCTGAAGATGTTTCTGTAAGAACAGCTAGAAGATTTAATGATGCAATTGTGAACAGTAATACAGACTTAATTACTGCAACAATGCAAATTTGGGGAGATCCGTTTTGGCTATCAGATTCTCATATGGGAAATTATATTTCAAGGGAGTCTAACTTGTTTAACGTGAATGCAGATAGACAAGCAGATTTTCAAAACGGTCAAAACGATATTATTGTTAACTTTAGAACTCCGGTTGATATAAAAGACGACGGAACATACAGTTTCCCGCAAGAATTTGTTGATGTTGATAACTTTAGTGGATTGTATATGGTAACAACTCTTAGTAGTAGTTTTGAAATGGGTAAGTTTACGCAAGAACTTAAAATAGTTAGACGTAGAAATCAACGTCTTGCAGACAGAGCTACAGACGAAAATGCAAGTCTAATTCAAGAACAACAAGTTCCTGAAAGATTAATTGCTGAACTGCAAAACTCCGGAGCTACACCTGACCAAGTAGAAGACTTAATTACTAGAAATATACAACAGTTTGGTACAGTTAACGTGTTAGATCTTGTTTCTAATATCCCTGGTATCGATAATGTACAAAGTGTAGCAGAAAATATTTTTAGTAATATTGGGCTTGATCAACTAGGTATTGATCAAGCATTAGGTAGATTTAATGATCTTCAAGGAGAATTTACTAGCGCACTAGGCAATGTCCAAGGACAAGTGCAAGGAGCAGTTAGTGGTGCTACACAACAAGTTGAAGGAGTAGTTGGAGAAGCAACATCTGCTCTCAATACAGCTACAAGCGGAGCGCAAAATGCTATAAACAATATTACTGGAGGAATAGCATAAATGGCAATAGATAGAAGATCAGCTGGAGCAAATAACACACTTCCAAATTCAGGATCAGGACCGTTTTTAGCAAAAGTAGTTGATCATTTAGATGCAAGATATTCTGGAGACCTGCGAGTACAACTATTAACAAATGTTACTAGTGCAAATGACGACGGTTCGGAAGGACAGATTATTAATGCAAGGTATCTTATGCCGTTTTACGGTGTAACACCGATTGCATCTAGTTCGCAAAATAACGATTATAGAAGTTCACAGCAAAGCTACGGTATGTGGATGGTACCGCCTGATCCAGGAACACGAGTACTTGTAATTTTAGTCGAAGGCCAAATTAACCAAGCTTATTGGATAGGTTGTGTACAAGACGAATATATGAATTTTATGGTACCTGGAAGTACTCCTGCTACAGCTAATATTGCAGATGGTTCTGCTAGTGGAGAATTGCAAGGTAAAAAACTTCCGGCAGTTGAATTTAATAAAAACTTCCAATTTCAAGGGACTCAACCTAATAACTATGCAAAACCTGCAAATGCAGAATTTGTTAACACCCTTATCGAACAAGGACTATTAGAAGACGAAGTAAGAGGTATAACTTCTACTAGTGCTAGACGAGAAACGCCGAGCACAGTTTTTGGTATTAACACCCCTGGACCACTAGACAGACGTCCAGGTGCTCCGAGAGGAAATTACGGATCAAATACTAGTGGTGTAAATTATCCTAGATCAAGACTAGGTGGTTCTAGTTTTGTAATGGATGACGGCGACGAACGTTTACAAAGAAAAGGATCTCCTAAAGATAGCCCTCAAGAATATGCAAACGTAGAAGCTGGCGAATCCGGCGGCGATCCTAGCATTCCTCACAATGAACTAGTGCGTGTTAGAACACGTACAGGACACCAAATACTGCTACACAATTCAGAAGATTTAATTTACATTTCTAACAGCAGAGGAACGTCTTGGATAGAAATGTCTAGTAACGGTAAGATTGACATTTATGCACAAGATAGTGTAAGTGTTAGGACACAACAAGATTTAAATTTTACTGCTGATAGAGATATTAACCTAACAGCAGGAGAAGATATTAACATTGTTGGCAAAAAAGTTAAAACACTTAGTCTTGAAGGAACGCACATACAAGCAGGCACAGTTTTAAATACTAACAGCGGCAAAAGCACTTCTATTAACTCTCACGAAGATGTAGTTATATATGCTTCAAGCAATGGTAGTATTGTTGCAGCACAACAACAAAGTGTAATAAGTGGAGAAAATCTTGCTCTTGGATCACCTACCGGTGTTGGTATTGAAGGACACGGATATGTTAAAATTACATCAGACGGAGATATTACTAGCAAAAGTTTAGGAACTACTAAAATTACAGCCGAAGCAGAAATACATTTACATAGTGATCTTGCTTTTAAAATAAACTCGGGAAATGTATTTGGCCTAACAGCAGAAGGAAGTATACTTGCTAAATCAAATGCAACCATTGGGTTAAAGTCGGCGTCTGATACTATAATTAAATCAGATACAAAAGTTGATATCCAAAATACTACGCCACCCGAGCCTCCTACGCCAAGTCTTGCTGGAATACCACCTCAGCCAGTTGTATTACAAAGCGGTCCTCCAGACCCTGCACTTGTTACAACAAGACGTCCTGAGCACGAACCTTGGTTCCAACACGAAAATATTAATCCAGAAGAATTTACTCCAGATAAAACTCGTGCTGGTAATCAAAACCCAGAACAATATCCACCGAGTACACCAGATACATTTACTCGAGGTCCAGGCGGCACAGTGTCACAACCTGGTGCAGGTCCTAACAGCTATAATAGTGGTGGCGGAGTACAAGGTAGTCGAGGATTTACTCCAATTGACGGCGTAGATATTCCACAAGATCCTGAACCGATAAGAATTGAAAAACAAGAAATATCTAGAGTCTTCGCCGCCGCACTATTTGCTGAAGGATTTAATGAAGAAGAAGTGTATGCTGCTATTGCATGCGCTGAAACAGAATCAAACTTACAACTAATAAAAGAAGCTAGTTATGCAGGAACTGCTAATGATCGTATTAGAAGTATTTTCCGTGGCGCACGTCGAGTAACTGATGCAGAACTCACACAAATTAAACAAGATTATGATAACTTTTATGAATTAGTTTACGGTCCTGGTAGTGCTAAAGGTGTTGAGCTAGGGAATCTAGCTCCGGGCGATGGCGCAAAGTTTGTTGGTCGAGGACTGATACAGTTAACAGGTAAAGGAAATCATCAACGTTACGGAAGATTGGCATCGCAACAGTTGCCTAGATTAATTAATCCAGGTCTCGAATCTGATTATAATCCGTTTGGAGTTACAATTGTTAACGATCCAACTCCGCTTCTTTCAGATGTTGAGCTTAGTGTTGCAGTTACAGCAGCATATTTAAAAGAACGTTATAGAGATTTTGGTTATGATACACTAGGAAATATGCGTATGGCAATTGCCGGATCAGACAGAGGCTACGAACTAGGTCGTCCTAAAGATTTAGGTTTCTTAGAAAATAAACTTTTAGCAGATGGCACTTATGATCCGGCATGGATTACAGATGTTAATCAAGAACGCTACTTTGTGTCCACAGTAGATAGTATTACAACCTACAGAGCATCAGTAGATTTAGAATCAGATGTAGCAAGTGGTGCTGGACCGTTTGCTCCGGCAACGCCAGGTACATCGATTACTATTAGAGACAACGAAGCCGGCGGACAATTGTACGAATATATTGCAGACGACGGTGTTACATGGCGCAGAAATGCAAGTATTGATAATGATTTAAATGGCATTGTGAGGACATCATAAAATGGGACAAGTAGTTATACCACCATCAACCGTAGCAAATCCTTTAGAATTTGCAGATAACGCAGACTGGAATGCTTTATTAGAAGCAGGCAGATACAACTATCTTGATTTAGAAGGAGACTACCCTGTTGTAGGTCCAGGAGGCCGACAAGCAGGAATTCCAGGAGAATACACACCAAATCCTAATATTACTCCTGGACCTATTCCAGAAAATCCAGGATACGAAAGACTTGACGCAATTCTCAATAATGTTCTTGCACAGGATTGGCAAGAAAGAGGCAGTCCAGGTAATCCAAGAATTTTAGAGTGCTATCAAGTTTGTAATAACAACTATACTAGAGACGGTAACGACATGGCCTATGCTTGGTGTGCTGCTTTTGTTAGCTGGGTATTACATACAGCAGGCATTCCGACCGAAAGAACAATGAGCAGTCAAGGTTTTAACAGTTGGGGAGGAGAAGTTGATTGGAGAGATACTTCTAATATTCGCAAACATGATATTGTAGTTTTTAAAAGTTTAACTCGAAGTGGCGGCCATATTGGATTTATTCAAGAAATTACGTCAAATGGTGTTATAAAAGTTTTAGGAGGAAACCAAAGTAACGATGCAAAAATTTCTAACTACAGATTTAGAGATAACAGTCAGTATGTAAAACATATTAAAAGAAACTGGACAGTGCCTCCAGAATTTGATGTACCAGTTGATGGTACAGCCGCAGCACAAGCAGGATCAGATACAACAACATAAGTTTAACTAGCGTATCTAGAGACGGATAAATATTATTATGAGTAGTGTAGAAAAAGACCTTTATAAAAATATCAAAGTGCAGACAGCCGCTGCACAAAAACCTCCTGTGAGCTCAAAAGCCTACAGAGGAATGTCAACAGTAAACGAAGAAAACAATAGTTTTGTGTTGTATGATATTGGTCTTATTAAACAAGATTTACTCAATCACTTTCATATCCGCCAGGGCGAGAAATTAGAAAATCCTGAGTTTGGATGTATTATTTGGGACGCCCTGTTTGAGCCACTTACTGAAACACTCAAAGAAGCTATTGCACAAAATGTTACTACTATTGTTAACAGCGATCCTCGAGTACAGGCTGATCAAGTGTTTGTAAATTCATACGAAAGCGGCCTACAAATAGAGTGTGTGTTAACTTATCTTCCTTATAATATCTCCGAACAGCTCAAGCTACAATTTGACGAAGACAACGGCTTATTATAATACAAGATTAAGTGCGCACTTTTCTCAATCAAATAAATAGTTTATAAGAGGAAAGCACATGTCAGCAACAGATAGACAAAACAGATTATTAATTGCAGAAGACTGGAAAAAAGTTTATCAGTCGTTCCGCAATGCAGATTTCCAGAGCTACGATTTTGATAATCTTCGTCGCTCTATGATCACATACCTAAGACAAAATTATCCAGAAGACTTTAATGATTATATTGAGTCAAGCGAATATCTAGCACTGATTGACCTTATTGCTTTCCTAGGTCAAAATATTGCTTTCCGTGTTGACCTTAATGCTAGAGAAAACTTTCTTGAACTTGCTGACAGAAGAGAAAGTGTACTACGTCTAGCACGTACTCTTGCGTATAATCCTAAACGTAATAGAGCTGCAAATGGTTTTCTTAAAATTGAAAGTGTGCGTACGACAGAATCACTAGTTGACTCAAACGGCATTAACTTAGCCGGACAAAATATTATTTGGAACGATCCAAGCAACTCAAACTGGTATGAACAATTTAATAAAATTCTTAATGCTGCACTTCCTGCTAATGGTATTATTGGTAAACCAAACAAGTCTGAATCTATTAACGGTGTACTAACACAACAGTATCGTTTTAATGCAACTAATAGAAACATTCCGAAATATAGTTTTAGTAAATCTGTTAATGGATTAAACACACAGTTTGAAGTTGTAAGCAGCACAATTAAAGATTCTAACATTGTAGAAGAACCTCCACTACCTGGTAACAGTATGGCATTTCTCTACAGAGAAGATGGCCGCGGGAACGGTAGTGCTAACACAGGTTACTTTATGCATTTTCGCCAAGGATCAATACAAACTGGAGAGTTTAGTGTTAGTTCTCCCAGCGCAAATCAAGTAATTAATATTGATGCTACAAATATTAATAACGATGATATTTTCTTGTACAGTTTAAATAGTTTAGGTATTGAAAGTAATTTATGGTCAAGAGTTGACAGTGCTGTTGGCAACAACGTAATTTATAACTCAATTGAAAAGAATCTGAGAAATATTTATGCTGTACAAACTAGAGTAGATGATAGAATTAACCTACTGTTTAGTGACGGCATTTTTGGCAACTTACCTCGTGGTAGTTTCCGTATCTACTATCGCACAAGTGCAAACAGACAGTTTGTAATTCGCGCAGGCGACATTAGTAATGTAACAATGTCTATTGATTATGTTGCAAGAAACGGAAGCATACAAACTGTTACAGTTGCACTAGCACTTAAAGAAACTGTTTCTAATGCAAGCATTAGCGAAACTACGGCAAGTATCAAACGTAATGCTCCGCAAACTTATTATTCGCAAAACAGAATGATCACAGGTGAAGACTATCAAGTTATTCCGCTCGGCATAAGTCAAGAAATTATTAAAGTAAAAAGCACAAATCGTACCAGCAGTGGTATTAGCAGATATTTTGATCTTAAAGATCCTACTAGCAAGTATTCTAGCACTAATTTGTTTGCCAAAGACGGCGTACTTTACAAAGAGTATGTAAGCAATAAAAATAGCTTTACATTTAACAATCAAACAGATATCGAAGGTCAAATTGCTAACTTAATTGAACCATTACTGGCAACTAGAAATATCAACAATTTCTATCATGCAAACTATGCACGTATTATTGTTAATGATTTAAATGCAACTTACGATCAAACTACTACAGCATCTAATAGCTCTACAGGATTTTTAACCAACGGAACAGACCGTTTTCGGTTAGGTGAATTTACAGGCGGCGCCTTGCGCTATGTTGAGTCAGGTGCGCTACTTAAATTTGTTGCACCAACGGGCACATACTTTGACACAACTGACAATTATGCTATTAGAGTCGGAACAGGAATAGGCGTTCCTGGAGCAGCGTATTATAAATGGGTACGGGTATTAAGTGTATTTGATAGTGGTGTAGAACTAACAGCTGATGAAGCAGGTGCAATTGCACTGAATGAAACTATTCCTACAGGTGCAGTACTAGACGAAGTAAGGCCAAAGTATACAAGACTCCTTCCTGCAGATGTTAAAACACAAATGATTGATCAAATTTTTGCATACAAAACATTTGGTTTGCGCTACGATCAAAATGTTAGACAATGGCGTGTTATCTTAAAAGAAAACTTAAACATTACCGGCGAGTTTAGTAACGGTAAAGCAGGTGATACAACGCGAGCTAACCTAGATGCAAGTTGGTTGCTACTGTTTGAAACTAACGGTGAAAAATATACAATTACTACTAGAGGTCTTCGTTATGTATTTGAGAGTGACGAAGAAATTAATTTTTACTTTGATGCAAAACAAAAAATATACGACAACAAAACAGGTCAGTTAATCAAAGATAAAGTTGACGTTCTAAATATTAACACACAACCTGACAGTACACAAGCATTTAATACAGATTTTATTTGGGAAATTGTTTCAGAGTTTACAGACGTTGACGGATACATTAATAGTAAAAAAGTTGAAGTTGGATTTTATGATCGAAACGACGACGGTATTATTGATGATCCAGATATTTTTGAAGAACTAGTTGACGAAGAAACTAATCCACAAGATAAATTAGTATTCTTACAAAAAGTAAGTTCGGGACAAGATTCTGAGATTTATGTTTATTACGGCGAATCTGCTTCTACTATTAGAACAGTAAACACTGAAGCAGATATTGGTTCGTTTACACAATACGATAATGGACAGATTTTCTATATTAGAGATGCAGACGTATTTAAAACACTACAAACAAATATTCTAGTACTAACAGCAGACTACAAAGCGTTTGTCGGAAGAGACAAAATTAAATTTCAATACATACACAGTGCTGACGAAAACAACAGAATTGATCCAGGTGCATCAAATATCATTGATACTTACATTCTAACAAGACAATATGATGCAGACTTTAGAAAGTATCTTGCAAATTCTACATCAACTGAACCGTTACCGCCAAGTTCGGATCAGTTGTTTTTAAATTACGGTCAAGAAATTAATCAATACAAAGCTACTAGTGATGAAATAATTTATCATCCAGTAAAATATAAAGTGTTATTCGGAAGCAAAGCAGAAGAAAAACTTCAAGCAGTATTTAAAGTAGTTAAAAATCCAGAACAAGTTGTAAATGACAATGATATAAAATCAAGAATTGTTGCAGCAATGAATCAATTTTTTGCACTTGACAACTGGACATTTGGAGAGTCGTTTAACTTTACAGAACTAGCTACGTATGTAATGAACAGTGTTGCTCCAGACATAACTAACTTTATAATCGTGCCTGTTCAGGAAGATCAAACATTTGGTAGTATGTACGAAATTAAATCAGAAGAAAACGAAATTTTTATTAGTGATGCAACTGTTGACAATATTGAAATAATTGATAGTATAACAGCTTCAAGAATCAATGCAGGCGAAGGAGCATTTGTTAGTTCTACAGGAACCGTTAATACAGGTATTCAGAGCGGAGGAAGTAATTAAACATGAGCCAAGATGAAAACAATATCCCACTTGGTAAGGATGCAAATAAGAATAGAAAAAGTTCTCAGTTTCTACCTAAGTATTTTAGAACAGTAGCTAACGAGAAATTTTTATCCTCTACTTTAGATCAACTAATCAATCCAGGCGTAGTTGAAAAGATTGATGGATACTTTGGACGTAAAGATTCTAAAGCATTTAAAAATTTAGACAACTATATTACTGATGTAAGTGCAGAAAGAGAAAACTATCAGTTCGAACCTGCTGTGGTACACAGAGATGCAATCGGCAACGTTGATGTTTATTCTGACTACATTGATTTTATTAACGGTGTAAAGATTAGAAACGGAAATGTTGCTGATCACAGTTTGCTTAACACTCAAGAATACTATGCTTGGGAACCACACATTGACTGGGATAAGTTTGTTAACTTCCGTGAATACTACTGGATGCCAAACGGTCCTGATAGTATTGCTGTAATAGGCGAGCTTCGTGACATTGAATCTGAGTTTAGAGTACGTCCTGTTGACAATGTAGATAACGTTGCTTACGGTTTTAGAGAAGAAAATACAGTAGTCAACGAAACACTTACACTGTACAGAGGACAGAAGTATGTGTTTGACATTGATACGCCTGATATGCCATTCAGTATTAGATTTAACACAGTATTACAAGATGATACATTGTATTCAGTTGGCCTGTCGGCTAACTCAGTTGATCAAGGAACAATTAAATTTGAAGTTCCTCTAACTGCACCGGACAGACTGTTTTATACTAACGACAACGATGAAAGAATTCACGGTTTAATTATTATTCGTGATGCAGAAGAAAATTCTTCTATTGATGTAGACAGAGAAATTTTAGGAAAATCATCTTATACTATGACAAACGGATATGCTTTGTCAAACGGTATGAAGGTAGAATTTCGTGGTGATGTTACACCTGAAAAATATGCACAAGGTGCATGGTATGTTGAAGGCGTCGGCACGTCAATTAAACTAATTTCAGAAACTGATCTAGAAATTACCGGTGATTACATTGGCGACGAAGAAATTGAATTTGATGCAAATCCGTTTGATAAACTTCCTTTTGATGATGCTAAAGGATACTCAGACGTTAAAGATTATATTGTAATCAATAGAGCTGCACCTGACAGCAATTACTGGTCTCGTTACAATCAATGGACGCACCGTAGTGTAATTGAAACGTCGGCACTGGTCAACGGAACGCCTGCAGATATTGATCAAAACTATCGTGCAACAAGACCTATTATTGAATATCGTGCAGGTCTTAAACTATTTAACTTTGGTACAAGCGCAAAGCAAGCAGTAGACTTAATTGATTTAAAAACTAAAGATGTATTTTCTACTGTAGAAGGAAGTATTGGTTACAACGTAGACGGTGTTGATTTAGTGCAAGGAATGCGTGTGCTATTTGCAGCAGACGAAGACATTCTAGTTAACGGTAGAATTTTTGAAGTTAAGTTTATTAATCATAGCGGACCTGCAACAGCAACACAAGAAACACAGATTGCACTAGTAGAAGTTGACGATACACAGCCACAAACAAACGAAACTGTTTTTGTAAAAGACGGTAGTACATATGGCGGCAAGATCTTTTACTACAACGGAACACAGTGGGCAGTTGCACAAGAAAAAACAGACTTTAATCAGCATCCGCGATTTGACTTGTTTGGTGTTGCTGGAAACAGTCTAAGCGAATTAGAAAGCAGCACATTTGCAGGCACTAAACTTTTCTCTTATAGAGAAGGTACCGGTGCTGATGATACAGAATTAGGATTTCCATTATCCTACAGAAGTATTGAAAACAGTGGCGATATTATCTTTGACTTTAATATCCAAACTGATACATTTACATTCCAAAATCTAACAGACGTACTAACAGCAACAACCGATAGTGCTCTACTAAGAGTGTACAACAGCTTAACAGATTTTGAAACAGTTAGTCCATGGACCAAAGCAGGTCAGTCTGTACAAAAAGTTACACGTCAGTATAACACAGTAGAAATTAGAAATAATTTTCCTGTTGATGTTTATGAAAACAGCGGCGACTTAAACGATTTAAAAATTGAAGTATATCTAAACAACAACAAACTACTAGAAAATACCGACTACGAAGTTAATAGAATAAATCAAAAATCACTTGTTAGATTTGAAAACAACTTAACAACTGATGATAAAATTGTTATCAAAACACAAAGTAGTGCTGCTAAAACTGAAAAGGGGTTTTATGAGTTTCCTGTAAATCTACAGAATAATCCACAAAACGAAAATGTTACTGATTTTACACTTGGACAAGTAATTGACCATGTAAACAGCATTGTTGAAAACTTAGAAGATTACGCAGGTAAATATCCAGGTGTTAGCAATCTACGTGACCTAGGCGATATTTCACCTTACGGTACTCGTTTTGTACAGCACAGTGGATCTATTAATCTTCCAATCTTGCACTTTACACAAAAAGAATTTGACGTTGTTAAAGCAGTAAGACATGCTAAAACAGAATATTCTAAGTTTAAAAGAGCATTTTTACAAACTGCTGACGGATCAGGCTTCGATGGTACTACTAAACAATTTGTAGACAAAGTATTACTTGAGCTAACTAGTCCTAAAACTGAAAAGGATCCGTTTTACTTTTCAGACATGGTTCCGTTTGGTGGCTTTGAAAAGTTTACATATGAAGTGTTTGACACCGACAACAATTTCTTTCCAATCAGCTCACAGTTTGATCTAACACAGCTTACAGAACGTGCATTTTTAGTATACCTAAACGGGCGTCAGCTAACACATGCTAGAGATTATGTGTTTAATGAAAACAGCTTCATTGAAATTCTTGCATATTCTGAGCCTGGCGACACTGTAGAAGTCTTTGAGTACGAATCAACAGACGGATGCTGGATTCCGCCAACACCTACAAAACTAGGAATGTGGAACAAGTATATTCCAAAACTTATTCAAGACGATACATACCAATCAGGTACTGCGCAAGAAGATGTTGCATACAAAGTATACGGTAATCTTGATACAGCAGTAGATGCAAAACTAGCACCACAAACAGGATATTTTTATCCTTTATATACAACTGAAGCAGCAGCAAGCGCAGCTGACTCTCAAGGTGAAGTTACAGCACTAATGTTTGATGGTTCACCGACAATACTGTTTGCTCCAACTAACTCTTTAGAAAAAGTTGCACAGGATAATACGTCAATTGATATGTATCCCGAGTTTGTTCCTATGATACAAGGGCACGACGGAAGTCTTACACGAGCATACCAAGACTTTAGAGATGATTTAATTTTAGATCTAGAATTAAGAATCTACAACAATATTAAAATTGAATACAATCCAGATGTATTTGATGTAAACGATTTTATTAACACTGTTGACAGACCTACTGGATTTGATCGTTTCTCAATTGCACCTAGTATGATTGTTGACTTTAATGACTGGTTAACAACAGTTGGTAGTGTTGACTACACTCAAAATGCAGGGTATGACGGATTAAACTCGTTTACTTGGAACTATTACACAGGAGCATTTCCAAATGGTCAAGCTATTCCGGGTTATTGGAGAGCAATCTACAAAGACTATTACGGAACTGATCGTCCTCACACAATGCCTTGGGAATGCCTAGGCTTTACGGTTAAACCTGCATGGTGGGACGATGAATACGGATCTGCTCCATACACCAAAGATAATTTTAGAATTTGGGAAGATATTCAAAACGGATACATTCGTGATCCTAACAACCCTAGATACGATAACAAGTACAAGCACACTGATCTAATGAATTATATTCCTGTAGATTCAGAAGGTAAATTATTATCACCAGATGAATCAAGTGTTGCACAAAAGTTTTTGACCACAACACAAAAAGACAGCATGCGTTTCGGAGACGAAGGTCCTATTGAAACAGCATGGAGAAGAAGCAGTGAACATGCATTTTCTGTAATTGTTGCATGGTTAGTAAATCAACCTGCAAAAGTATTTGGACTTGCATACGACAGAAGCAGAATTATAAGAAATAGTGCAGACGAACTAGTTTACTCAACTACTAACAAACGCTTGTCCCTAAATGATGTTGTTTTCCCTGCAATTACCACAGGTGAAGGCAGAGTATACACAGCAGGTCTTGTAAACTATATGCAAGGACTGCTAACAGACAACACTGGGTTGATGTACGAACAGTACAAAAACACATTAACTAGTTTGTCTAATCAACTAGGATTTAAACTAGCAGGGTTTGGTGCAAAAGAAAAACTACGCCTAATATTAGACAGTAGAACGCCACTAAATGAAGGCAACATTTTTGTTCCAGATGAAAACTATCAAATTATACTAAACACAAGTACACCGATTGACTTGTATTCTTATAGTGGTGTAATTATTGAAAAACAAGCACAAGGCTTTATCGTAAAAGGGTATGACAAAACATCGCCTGAATTTAAAATATACAAGCCAGTTGAGTTTAATAACGATCCTCTAGTAAGGGTTGGAGGAGTAACAGAATCGTTTTTAGATTGGGACGAAAACAAACGTTATGCACAAGGACAACTTGTAAGATTCAACAACGAATTTTATAGAGTAAAAACAACCCATAGCAGCTCTACCGAATTTAACACAGACAATTTCCAAAAAATGCCTGAACTTCCTCTAGTAGGCGGCGCCACTGCACAATTCCGTAAAAACTTTGCTACTACAATATCAACTGTTCCTTACGGTACAACCTACAGAAGCATACAAGAAGTAGTTGACTTTTTAATAGGTTATGGAAAGTATTTAGAAAGTATAGGGTTTGTATTTGATAACTTCAATAAAGATCTAGAAAATATCGAAAACTGGGCATTGAGCGCAAGAGAGTTCATGTTCTGGACACTACAAAACTGGAAGGCAGGAACAGTTATTAGTTTAAGCCCTGCTGCTAACTTCTTAAAGTTTGAAAAGGACTATGCAGTAGTTGACGATATATTTGATAACTTCTTTGACTACAGCTTATTAAAAGCAGACGGCAAGAAACTGGTTACTGAGTTTGGTAATACAGTACGCGATAAAACAAATTCTTTTGGACTTAAAGTTCGTAATACAACAGAAGGCATTTATCATGTTAAGATTCCTGTTGTACAAAGAGAACATGTTGTTGTAATTGACAATCAAACAGTGTTTGGTGATGTAATTTATGACAAGGCTAGCGGATACCGTCAAGAAAGAATTCGTGCTCTTGGCTATCGTTCAGATGACTGGAATGGCGGATTAAACATTCCTGGATTTATATATGATGAAGCACAGGTAACAGCGTGGCAACCTTGGCAAGCATATACAATCGGTGACTTAGTTAAGTATAAGCAATTCTTTTATGCTGCTAATCAGTCAATTACAGGTACAGAAACATTCATTGACGAACAATGGAATAGACTAAGTTCTAAGCCAGAAAGTCAACTGTTGGCAAACTTTGATTACAAAGCTAACCAGTTTACAGATTTCTATAGCCTAGAAACTAATAACTTTGATACTGAACAACAAAAACTTGCACAACACTTTATTGGCTATCAAGCAAGAAAATATTTAGAAAATATTATTCCTGACAGCACAAGTCAATACAAGTTCTATCAAGGTTTTATTCGTGACAAAGGAACACAAAATGCACTTACTAAATTGTTTGACAAACTAGGTAGTGCAAGCAAAGACAGTTTAGAGTTCTACGAAGAATGGGCTATTAGACTAGGACAATATGGTGCTAACAGTGGCTTTGATGAGTTTGAAGTAATTATTCCAGAAGAAGATTACAGACTAAGTCCTCAGCCTGTAGAACTAGTAGAGCGAGTAGATCCTAATGATGTCAGTTTGGTATTAAATCTAACACGAAATGATGTATACTTAAAAACTAAAAATTACGATCATAAACCTTTCCCTACAACATACTTTACTGAAGGGTTCTTGCAAACTGCTGGATACGTTGACCGAGATGACGTAGAACATGCAGTTGACAAATTTACTGATATTCTTAACTTAGATATTTCTACTACTGTTGCCAACGATTATATTTGGGTAGCATCAGAAGGAAGATCTTGGAACGTATACAAAGTGCTTGATACAAATGTGCGTGTAGTTAACATAGAGCAAGTACTAGAAGGATTAGCACTACAAGTTGATATTAATCCTAATGTAACTGCTGGCGATTATATTGGTTTAAGAAATGCAAATAAACAAGACGGCTATTACAAGGTACTATCGTTTGTAAATGATATTATTACTATCGAAGCTAGTGGCGGAAATCAAGAAGATATTAGTGCAACACTTGTTAAACTGGCTACAGTTAGACTAAGCTCAGTTGACGAAGTTAACAACAAAATTAACGAAGTGTCTCTACAAAACAAAGATAAACTTTGGATTGATGATATTGGTAATAATCGTTGGGTTACACTAGAAAATAACGATGTTTACAGTGTTACTAATACACTAACAAACTCAGAAGGTCCTGATCTATTTGGTACTAGCGTTGATGTTACATCAAATAACCAAGTGTTAGTAGTAGGACAGCCCGGAGAAATAAGTCAAAGTCCAGACGAGATTGGCTCACTTAACATCTTTACTCGTGCTAACGAAGTAAGTAACTTTACTTTATCGCAAAAGTTTGAAGAAACTGGCACGTTGTTTGATTTTGAAAGTCGCTTTGGCGAAGGTGTTGCAGTATCACCGGACGGCGAGTATATCATTGTCGGTGCACCTTATGCTACAAACGTTAGATCTAGTTATAAAGGCAACTGGGACGATCTAAAAGATGTTGGCGTACCTCAAGGTAGTGTTGTAAATTATAAAGGACAGTTATGGCAGGCAAATAAGTCAATTGAACCACAAGAAATTACAACACTTAATACTTTTGACTCAAATGTATTTGTTAAAGAAGACTTATATACTGGAACAAATTATCCAGATGTAGAATACATTGTACGCGGCAACTATAGTTTTGAGCAAGACGCTACTGATCACTTATTGATTAGAGCTAATAGTTCTCAGTTCGAGTCAACTAAAATAGGTGACAAACTAGTACTAGAATGGAATGAGTATACATGGCTACAACCAAACGGTTACTTGCCATTCCAGTCACACAGTGTTATAACTAAAAACTTTATCGACGGCGAACATGAAATTATCGCTAAAGTTGAAGATGTACTTAGAGTTGATAGTACGCAATCTATTCCTGAAGTTGACGATATAGTAACAACAGTTACTGGCCGTGCAACAGTTGTGTACAGATATACAACTGACGACAACAGAACAATTATCTATGTCAACAATATTAACGGTTCAATTGACGAAACAGGTGAAATCTTTAATGCAAACGGCAATGTATTAATTGGCGAATACGAGCGTGTATTCCCTAGAAACGAAAAGTACAACGATTTTGAAAACTTCTGGTATATTAATGTCGGAACTTCATTTAATAGCAACGTTGTAGCAGAAACTAATGCAAATCTTGTAGTACGCTATATTGCAAAATCTGAAGAAGTTACATATACTACATTACCGTATTATAACATTTATAATAATGTACAAAACGATACTGATGACAATGTAACAGAAATTAGTTATATTGAGTCTTTGAGTTACATTGAAGGCCAAACTGAAATTGAGCGTCTAAGCCTTAACTGGATTCTTAGACTACCTGTTGAAAGTACAGATTTTAGTGCAGGCGACAATTTTAAACTTTGGTTTAATACTTTAAGAACTACACCACTAGGCGAAGTTCAAGACCCAGAAGCAATCGGTCTTCCTTGGGATTACCTAAATAACAATCTACACCAAATTACAGATATTTGGGATGGATGGCTCGAAGTTCGCTACACTAACTTTGATACAGTTGGCTCTCCTAACCCAGATGATATTGATTATAATCCAAACTACGGTAATCCTTACATTCCGGAAGTTGGGGATCCGCTAGTTGATCCAGACGGCGATGCAAGTGCAACGGTTGCATTTGTTATTCGACTGTTTGACAGAGCAAGAATTTTTGTAAGAAACGCAACAGACGGCTGGGCGCTAGGTATTAATAACGACGATATTGGTAGAGCATCATTTGCAGAAACAGATAGTACGGTTCGCTTAATCGGTGACATTCTTGATAATAAATTAGATAATGATGTTGCTGGCAAACTAGTTGTTATTGAGAAAAATGAAGAAATTCCTGTAGGTCAGTTTAACTTTATTGAGAACTATGAGTATTATGTCTATGTAACGGAAGCTAAAGCAGGCATTGAGCGAGCAGTAGCTGACCCAGAAACGTTTAACCTAGACTGGAAACAGGTATTTAATATTCCGGTTACTGCCGGCAGAGACGCAAGCGGCTTAATTTATGAAGGCGCTTATGCAATTTACGAACGTGACGATTCTGATAGATACATTCTAAATGGGTATTATAGTGTTAATGATGCTGATAATGGAGCACAACTAGGTACAGACATTAAGATTGTAAAAGATGGCGATGCATATACTGCATTTATACTTGCAGCCGGTGCAAAAAATGCAAATGACAGTACAGTTGAGTCTGGTAAAATTTATATAATTAAAAATTCAGGCGACGGTGTTTGGAAACTTGGTATAGATCCTGCATATCGCGGCGAGTTTGATAATAGCATACCTTACGCTGAAGAAGATATTGTAGAGTTTAATGGTAAACTCTACAGTGCTAACACAAACTTGGGTGCTAATTCTTGGAATAGTATGTTCTGGACAGAACTAGAAAACAGAGCAGACATATTAGGATATATTCCAGTAACAGAAACTTTTGGTTTTGATGACAGTGTACTTGGACAACAAGATCTTACAGCGTTTGGCGAATCTTTTGATGCAAGCCAAGACGGCGGAGTATTAATTACAACAGCAGAATACAATCAACAAGCTCCGCAAGTTCTAGTTTACAGAAAGTTAAACGACAGATATGTGTTTAGTCAAGCAATTGAGTCGTTAACATCTGCAGACGAATCCTATGCTGAAAATATATCAATTAGTAATGACGGTAAAACTATTGCAGTTTCTGCAAGTACCAACGATGATGTAGCAAGTAACAACGGTGCAGTATACATTTATACACAGACAAACGGTGAGTTTGTATTATCACAAACGCTCTATGGCAGACTTAGAACTGTCAACACAGGTTTCGGAAAGAAAGTAAATTTTGGTAACGAAACACTTGCTATAGTGTCAAGAGGCACAGGTGCTAGCGGAACAGTGTCTATATATGAGCTTATAGGCGACAAATATATCTTTGCAAAAGATTACAATTATGCTATTAATAGCGAATACTTTGATGATCAAGTATTGGTATCAAACAATCATGTTTATGTAAGTATTCCTAGATTAGATATTGCAGAAGGTACTGGTTCGGTTGTTAACTTTAGAAAAGGCACAACAGCTAGATCGTGGACGTTCTATAAGCAACCGATTGACCCTGTAGACGTTAGCAAGATTAATGGTGTATTCTTATACGATACTAAAGATCAAGAAATTATTTCTTACTTGGATTATATTGATCCTATACAAGGTAAGATTGCTGGACCTGCTGAACAAGAAATATCATTTAAGACTAGTTATGATCCGGCTGTATACTCATTTAAAGATGCAGATTCTACACTAAACGTAAACGTAGACGAACTAGCACACACAGCTGAAAAGTTTGTTGGTAAAGTTTGGTGGGACATTGACAGTGCAAAATTTATTAATCCTTATCAAGGTGATATTGTTACTAGTGTTAACAAGTTTAGTCAACTGTTCGAAAACAACACTATTGAAGTATACGAATGGGTTAAGACTACACTAACACCTAGCGAATGGGATGCCAAAGCTGATACTGAAAACGGATTAACCAAAGGCATTAGTGGTACTAGTAAGTACGGTAATAACGCTTACTCTACTAGTAGAGAGTACGACAGTGCTAGTGGAACGTTCACAACTTACTATTACTTCTGGGTTGCTAACAAAAAGACTGTGCCTAATCTTCCTACAAGAACTATTAGTGCATTTGAAGTTAAACAGTTTATACAAAATCCAGAAAATCAAGGACACAAATTTGTTGCTCTATTAGGCAACAACAGATTTGCAATTTATAACTGTGAAAGTTTAATTAGAGGCAATGACGTTGCAATTAACTTCCGTTTCTGGACTATTGAAAACCAAGAACAAAATATTCACAGCGAATATCAAATTGTAAGTGACGGTCTAGCAACAAGTAAACCAAACAGTGTTGTAGAACAAAAATGGTTTGACAGTTTAGTAGGTTATGACAGACAGGATAGGTTTGTACCTGATCCAAACCTATCGCCTAAGCAGCGTTACGGTAATCTAAATAATCCAAGACAGAGCTGGTTTGTAAATCGTTTCGAAGCACTTAAACAATTGTTTGAGCGTGTTAACGGTGTACTAGAGAAAAATCTAATTGCTGAAGAATATGATATTAGTCCGTTAACACAAAGCACTCCTGCACCGTCAGTACTAACCGGCGAATGGGATCAAACTATTGACACTGAAGCAGAACTAAGATTTGTAAGTATTGCTAATGTTGAGCAACCGCAAATTGACCTATTAATTGTAGACGGTAAGATTCAAGAAGCAAATATTGTTAATCCTGGTAGAGGGTATAAAACTGTACCTACTTACGAGATTGTTGATCCATCAGGTCAAGGCGCAGACTTTGACATACAAATTGATAGTGAAGGTAAAATAACTCGTATACAAATTTTAGACAGTGGCGAAAATTACAGTCAAAATGCAAGACTGGTTATTCGTAGATTTGCAACTCTTGTACAAGCTGATGCAACTATTAACGGACGCTGGAGTATTTACAGCTGGAACGGATCTGAATGGAACCGTGCAGAAAGTCAAGCATATGATGTAAACTTGTATTGGGATTATATCGATTGGTACGCTACAGGATACAGTGAAACAACAGCTATTGATCACTTAGTTAATCAAAGTTATGAACTACAATTAATTGACGACTCGCTAGGTGATATTGTTAAAATTAAAAATGTTGGTACAGGCGGTTGGTTACTACTGAAAAAGGTTAACAATCAACCAAACGCAGATTATACTGTTAATTATGATACCATCGGCAGAGAAAATGGTACTATACAGTTTAGCACTAGTATCTACGATAGTTTAACAGCTAATGCTGGATTTGACGGAACATCTTTTGATAAAGTATTTTACGATGTACAGCCTGTACAAGAATTACGTATTATGCTTCAAACTATTCGTGATAATATCTTTATTAACGATTTAGAAGAAGAATACAACAAACTATTCTTTGCAAGTCTACGTTATGTATTCTCAGAACAACCAAATGTTGACTGGGCATTTAAAACAAGTTTTGTAAAAGCTAAACACAACGTAGGTGAACTAGAGCAGACTATCACATTTAAAAACGATAGCTTGCCTAGTTACGAAGACTACGTAGAAGAAGCAAAACCATACAGAACTAAGATACGTGAATATGTAAGTTCATATGAAAAGACTGAAAACTCTAATACAGTTGTAACAGACTTTGATCTTCCTCCTTATTATAGCGAAACTGAAGGCAAGATTATTCCTCAGGATGTAAAAATTATTGACGGAGAAATTGTTGCTGCTTCGGACATTGTTAATCAATATCCTAGCAAGAACTGGTTAGATAATTTAGGATTTGAAGTTACTGAAATTGTAATCGGAGATGCGGGCGAAGGATATGTAGAACGTCCTGTTGTAAGATTAGTTGGCGGTGGCGGCACAGGTGCAGAAGCTATTGCATATATGGGTCGCGGACGTATTACAGCTATTTTAGTTACTAATCCAGGAAGCGGATACATTACACCTCCAGAAGTAATTATCGAAGGATCGCTTGTTGAAGATGGCACAAGTGCAAGAGCAAGTGCTAAATTAGGAAATGGTAAAGTTCGTAGCA